GAGGGGATGGCGGCGAACAACTGGGGTCCGGTTGAGGAGGTTATTGGGGAGTTGGAGGTGCCGAACGTAGGGTTGGTGGTTTTGGGTTCGGAGGGGGGGGGTGGGGCTGTGGAGGCGGAGAGTTGTGGGGATCCGGTATTGGGGGAGGGGCACGGGGAGGGTTTGGAATGGGACCGTATTTTTGAGGAGGACGAGGGGGATGCGGATGATGCGCCGGTTGGTGCGCGGCCGGATCGGGCGCATGAGGATGGGGAGGAGCATGCTGGGCTGCATCATAGGGGGCCGCGGACGCCGCGGCGGCCGGTGAGGAAGAGGCGGTGAGGGTTGTGTAGGCTGGGGCGACCTGGCCGAGGGCGAGGATGGTGGGACAGAAGCGGACGCTGGTGAGGAAGATTGAGCCGGCGGCGGTGAAGCGGGCGGAGGCGTCTTTGGCGCGGCGCAACCGGTATGTCAAAACGCGCAAGTAATTTGCCGGTTGCGAAGCGTCAGCATGGGCCGACCGAGCGCGGCGGGCGGGTTTACTCGTACAAGCCTGGGCATCGCTGGCGCAATTTATTCATGGAGTTCATCGGGTATCTGACCATTGACAGCAAGGAGACGGGCGTAGGTCCGCTGGTGCTGTACGGGTCGCAGATGCGGTTTTTGGATGAGGTGTGCGAGGGGCTCGATCGCGGGGTTCGGCATTTCGTGTGTTTGAAGGCCAGGCAATTGGGCATTTCGACGGTGAGCCTGGCGATGGATTTATTCTGGATACTGGTGCACGACGGCTTGCAAGGTTGCTTGATAACCGACACCGACGAGAACCGAAAAAAGTTTCGGATATTGATTGAGCGTTATTTGGACAGTTTACCGCTGCAGCTGCGCAGTGGGATTGTGAAGCACAACGCGACCAATTTGGTGCTCAAGAACGGGTCGGTGCTGGACTATGTGGTTGCCGGCGGAAGGAAGGTTGGCGGCGGCGGTTTGGGGCGTTCGCGGGCGTGGAATTTTGTGCATGCGACCGAGTGTTCGGGCTGGGGCTCGGAGGCCGGCTATGCGTCGATGATTGCGGCCTTGGCGCAGAAGCATCCCGACCGGCTGTACATCTTTGAGAGCACGGCGCGCGGCTACAACTTGTTTTGGGACATCTGGTCGGAGGCGCTGGCGGACACGCTGACGCAGAAGGCGTTTTTCATTGGGTGGTGGTCGAACGAGAATTATTCGTTCCGGCAGACGTCGCGTGAGTTCAAGGCGTACTGGGACGGCAAGCCGGACGACGGCGAGCGCGCGCTGATGGACAAAGTGTGGAAGCAGCACGCGGCGCGCATCATGCCCGAGCAGCTGGCCTGGCACCGGTGGATGCGCACGGCGAAGATTTCGAGCGACGACCTGATGGCGCAGGAATATCCGTGGACGGCGGAAGAGGCGTTCGTGATGACGGGCAAGAATTTTTTCCCGAGCAACCGGATCAACGACGACATCAAGTGGGTGCTGGAAACGAAGTTGCTGTTCAAGGCGTTTGCGTATCACATGGGGGAGAATTTTCTGGCGACGACGGTGGAGCCGGTGGAGCGCGCCAGCCTGGCGGACTTGCGGGTATGGGAGGAGCCGCACCCGGATGGCTTCTATGTCGCCGGGGTCGACCCCGCCTATGGGCGCGCCGATTACAAGGACAATCACTGCATCGAGGTGTTTCGCTGCTATGCGGATTGCATCGTGCAGGTTGCCGAGTATGCGAGCGTGAACCCGGAGACTTATCAGCTGGCGTGGGTGCTGGCGCACCTGGCCGGCGTCTACAAGAACATCTGGATCAATCTGGAGGTGAACGGGCCGGGGCCGGCGGTGATGCGCGAGCTCAAGCACCTACGCGAGTTGATGGATCGGGGGCAGCTGGCGCAGGCGGCGGCCGACCGCAAGCTGGAAAACGTGCTCGGCAACGTGCGTTATTATCTGTATCATCGGCCGGACAGTTTAGGAGCGGGCTATGCTTATGGCTGGAAAACCACGCAAGACAACAAGCTACTCATCCTCAACCAGATGCGCGACGCTTACGCGTTGCGTGCGCTCCGCCTTCGGTCGGTACCGCTGCTCGAGGAGATGCAGCGCACCATCCAGGATGGGTCGCTGATTGAGGCGGAGGGGCGCGGGCATGACGACCGGGTGTTTGCGACCGCGCTGGCGAACAAGGCGTACATCGAGTGGCTGCGTTCGACGCTGATTGCGAACAACATGACGTATGAGAACGTGAGCAAACATGAGCGGGCGGTGGCGCAGAACCCGAACACGACGCTGATCGACAGTCTGGTGCAGGATTTTTTCAAGCAGAAAGAGGAGCAGCGTGTCGAGGAGAAGTACGCTGCCGCCTGGCGATGATGTCCAACACGATCACCGCGCTGGTGCTGTTTGCGATGTGCATCGGGCTCGTCTGGTGGTATTGGTACAGCCGATGACGACGGACATTGACGCGCAGAAGCTTGCGGAAATCTACAAGGCGATGGACGAGCGCATGGAGATTGTGTGCGCGGTGGCGCATCGCCTGGTGAACAGTTTGGAGATTGACATTGCCCGGCATTCCGGTGCGATCAGCTTGTGCACCGCGCGCCTGATGGCGGAGCTCCTGCGGGTGATGAAATGAAATACGGCAAATACGGCCAAAGCCTCGATTGGCGATTTGAGCGGCTCTATATTGCAGAGCCCAACAGTGGATGCTGGCTGCAAAGGAAATTCCTGTGCCAATAATTCGTACTTACAAGTGCGAGCAATGCGAGAACGTGTTTGATGTTACTTGCGAAAGCAACGACGGGGACCCCGATTGCCCACTGTGTGAAAAAGTTTTGGAGTGGCAACCTGGAATGTTCAGTGTAAAAACGAACCGTTCACGGGCTTTGGACTTAACCCAAAATATTATCGAAGGTGACTACGGGCTTTCGGACCTCAACGACAACCTGCGTGAGGGTGACATTGCGGCGAAGGTGCCGGTGCCGCCGCGCGAGGAGCGGGATTGGCGCGACCGGGTCGAGGCCGACAACCGGGCGCTCGCGGCGCAGACCTCGCAGATGAGCGCGCAGGCGAAGCAATTCTTTTCCGGCAGCGGGGGCGGACAGCAAGTCAACGTGGCGGCGGCGGCGCTCAGCGACGCCAAGGCGCACCGCGCCGAGAACGCCTACGCCATGGACTTGTTTAGCAAGGCCGGCCGGCGCGGCGAGCACAACACCAACTATCGGCTCTTGACCGACACCGGCCGCACCATCACAGTGCGCAAATAACAGGGTTGCCGCCGCGGCCCGTCGGAGGCCGCGCGCATGAAGGTTCCCCGCGACAAATCATTGGCGCCATGGGCGCGCGAGCTCATCGAGCAGTGCGAGGTGTCGCGCACCGACCGCATTTCGCAGCTGGGCCTGTGGCGCTCGTATTATTGGAAAGGCACCGACTTTGGGGAGGGAGCAAAATACAACAAGATTTTCTCGCACATTGATCGACTGGCGTCGTTCCTGTTCTCTGCTGACGACGTGCGCTTTTCCATATCCTACGACACCGTTCTCGGTGAGCCCTATTTCGAGCGTGCGGCCGCTGCCTCCCGGGTGCTCAATCGCGATTATCACCGCGCCGGATGCGATCTGGATTTTGCAGATGCGGTGCACTGGGCGTTGATTGAAGGCAAGACATTCATCAAGACGCTGTGGGGCCACCACGGGCTGGAACCCTGGTTGATCCATCCGCAGTTCATGGGGGTGCTGCGCGAGGACATCGACGGGCTCGATCGCCAGGAGGCGTTTACCTACACGACCTATGTGACGCCGAGCGAATTGCGCCGGCAGCTGGTCGACCACCCGGAGTGTGAGCGCATCATCAAGGACATCGAGCGCACCGCGTCGCGCCGCTCACAGGAGGAAATGGAAGAGGTGATGGCGGGCGACAGCCTGCGCCAGATCATCATCGGCGGCATCAACCCGGTGATGCAGACGCAGGCGGCGACCTCGAAGAGCACGGTGGTGGTGAGCTCGCCGCCGCTGCCGGCGATCGACACCAAGCTGGCCGCGCAGCTCACCCGCATCGACGAGCTGTGGGTGCAGGACAGTGCGCGCAAGGATTGGACGACCATCAGGCTTGCCGGCTCGACCGTGATTGAGGGCAACAACCGGCACCGCAACCTGTCCGGCGTCGAGGGCGAGCAACCGTTTTCCGAGGTATGCCCGAACCGGCTGGACAACTTTTTTTGGGGGCAGAGCGAGATTGTCACGCTCGCCGCGCTGCAAGACATGCTCAACACCGCGATCGAGGACGTGCGCCGTATCACCAAGCTGCAGGCGCACCCGCCGAAGGCGTTTATTGGTTTCGCCGGCCTCAACGAGCAGCGCTACAAGGCGCTCAACGTGCCGGACGGCTGGATCAGCGAGGATACCCCGACCGCGAAGATTGAGCGCCTGGCGCCTGAGGTGCCGCCCGAATTGTTTTCGCAGATCGAAAAAATCCTCAACTGGTTCGACGAGGCCGGCGGGTTTCAAGCGATCACCATGGGCCAGGGTGAGCCTGGGGTGCGCGCGGGATCGCATGCGCAGACGCTGTTGCGCACCGGTAGCCCGCGCATCCGCGACCGCGCGTTGCTGGTGGAGCGGCAGTGCGCGGCGCACGCGGATTTCTGTTTCAAATTGCTGCAGGCGAAGGACGCCAACGTGTACAAGTCAAAGGCCAAACCGCCAGAGGAGTTCATCCTCGACCAGATGCTCGATGACTATCGGGTGACGGTCGACAGTCACAGCGGCTCGCCGGTGTTTTCCGAGGACATGGAGCGCAAAGCGTTCATGCTGGCGAAGGCCGGCGCGATCGGTCCCAACGAACTGATCATGTTGACCCGCCCGCCACAGCAGGATATTTTGCTGGAGCACGCAGAGGCGCGTGCGGCCGCCCAGGCGCAGATGATGCAACAGCATCCCGAGCTCATGAGCAAAGGCCGCAGGCGCTGACACGACCCGAGGGCGCACCACGCAACCGCGTTCAGGCTTGAGCCGCGCGGTTTTCAACGAGGTTCCACCATGGCTCGTCGTCGGAAGCACCGCCGGGGTCGTCGGAAGTAATTCCGCCCGCTCCCGCGGCATGACGCTCTCTGCATGCCGCCACCTGATCTGCCTCCCGCGTTGAGCGGCCGTGCTCCGATGGGCGCGTCGCCGTTAGGTGTGCCGACCGGCTCGCCTGGCGGCAACGCCAACGCATTGTCGCAGGTGCGGGAGGCGATCAAGATTTTGGAAAAGGCGCTGCCTGATCTGCCCACCGGCAGCGATCCGTACAAAGCGGTTTTGTCAGCCATCCAATCCGTATCCCGGCACGTCACGCCCTCGGCGGAAGTGCCAGGCGTCCAGCAAACAACTTTGCGCAACATGCAGCAGAGCGCTCAGCAGAGCGGGATGCTGCAGTCGCTGATGCGCTCGCTCGGCGGAGCGGGTGCAGCCGGTTCGCCGGGAGGGATGGGATTGCCCGCGCCCTCGGGTGGCCCTCCCACACCCGGCGGGCTGGGCGCCGGTCCCGGTCCTTAAAACACAGGAGACTTCCATGGCATCAAACAGATTTCCCGGCCCTACTTACAATCAGCTGATTGGCCAGGACGCGCAGATCGTCAAAGTGAACATGGACATCGTTGAGATTGGCGCGCGCAACAGCGCGATGCCGAAGGCCGGCGACCCGCAGCGCCCCGGTAGCGTGCACAACGCACCGAACGCTCCCGAAATGACGCTCAAGCATGTGTGACGACCATGCGCGAGATTGACGACGCCGAATACACGCAACTCATGAACATGAAAGGCGTTCTTGAGAAGCTTAACGGCAACCCCAAATCGCGGCGCGACTATCAGCGCGCGTTGAAAACCAATTTTCCCGAGGTGGTGACCGACGAGGACCGGCTCGAGGAAGCGCCGGAGGTCAAGCGGCTGGCAAAACTCGAGGACAAACTCGAAAAGTATTTGGACGCGCAGGACAAGAAAGCGCAAGACGACGAGACGCGCGCGGCGTTCAACCGCCTTGAGGGTGCCGGCTACACCGAGGAAGGCATCGGCAAAATTAAGAAGCTGATGGTCGACCGCAAGATTGGCGACCCGGAGGCGGCGGCTGCGCTGTTCGACAAGGTGAACAAGCCGGTCGACATCATCCCGAGCGGGTTCCAGCCGACATCGTGGAATTTTGGTCCGCCGGCGGCCGACGCTGACGTTGATACAAAACTGCTGTTTGAGAACGAAGATTTGTGGGCGGAAAAAGAGGCCAGGAAAGCGTTCCGCGAGGGATAAATGCCGCACCATGGCAAAGGATGGCCGAAAGGAAAACGGCGAATTACCGTTGTTCCGACGTTTCAATGCGAACAGTGCGGTTGTGTTGCAGAACGGCATTATAATCGCGCGGCTCAGACGTATAATAACAAGCAAAGATTTTGTTCCAAAGAGTGTGTAAACGATGCGCAAAGAGGGGACTGTAAATTTATCGACCAGCATGGATACGTCGTTGTTGGTTGGAACAAAGATGGTAAGCGGGCGTATATTGTCGAACATCGGCAGGTGATGGAGCAGCACTTAGGACGCTCGTTATTTGCTCATGAAACAGTTCACCATAAGAACGGTGACCGTGCCGACAATAGAATAGAAAATCTTGAGTTATGGGCTTCCCGTCACGGGAAGGGCCAGCGTGTTTCTGACATCATAAACCAATACGGACCACAGGGCGGTGTCTCCGAAGCAATCCAGGGAATTGCTGGATTATTTTAGACGGAGGTTCGCATGCCGCAGACCGGATTGGGCATTGTTCCCGGGGGAGCAATTGGAAATCAACTCGTTGCCGCGACAAGACGCGCCTTCATCCCGCGCCTGGTGGTGCAAATCTACAAGGCGACCCCCCTTTTAAGCTTATTGCTGCGTAACGCGCAGCGCGCCAGGGGTGGTGTTTCGCAAGTCACCGTTCCGGTGCAGAACTCTTCGTTCGTATCTTTTAGCTGGTCGGATTACAGCGGCACGTTCCCGCAGCCGGCGGACGTGGCTGCAATTCAGAACGCCGAGTTCAATTTAAAGTTGGGTGTCGTGCCGATTCCGTTCATGGGGATGGAGGCGATCATTCAGTCGAGCGAGGTGGTCATCCCGCTCCTGAAAGCCAGAATGGCCGACGCCAAGACGGTGGCGGTGCAGGCGATTTCGAGCGCGGCGTTCACCAACAACGTCGCCGCGCCGAGCCAGGTCGACTCACTCCTGCAGGCCTACGACGACGGCACCAACGTGGCGAGCTACGGTGGCATCTCACGCACCGGTGCGTCGGGCGCGTTCTGGCAGGCGCAGCTGATCACCGGCGCCGGCGGCGTGCTCTCGCGCACGGCGTTCATCAAATACATCGTGCAGACGACGACGGGCGTGCCCGGCGGCTCGATCGGCGGCGGCGGCGAGGCGCCCGACTTCGTGGTGATGTCGCCCTCTGATTGGACGACGCTCATGACTGATTTCATGAGCCTCGAGCAATTCAACACCGGGCCTGGCTCGCGCTACGGCAGTGACACGGTCGTCAACGCCGGCTTCCGCGGCCTGATGCTGGCAGATACGCCGATATTTATGGACCCGTGGTGTCCGAAAGGAACGGCGTATTTGTTCAATAGCCGCTACCTCGCGCTTTATTTGTCAGAAGATGCACCATTCGCATTTTCGGGCTGGTATTCGGCGATCCCCAACCTCCAGATAGCAAATATCGGCGTGGTGATCGTGGCCTTTAACCTGGTTTGTACGAAACCAATCAGCGGCATGCGTGTCACTGGCATCACCGGCGGAGCGTTCTAACCGAGAGGGGGATAACCCATGGCATTCCCGAGAATAGGCGGCGCCGGCATCCCGCTCAGCGTGGCCGGCGGACTGGTCCCGAATTTTTCCGGCTCGCCGCCGGTGGCGGCCGGCTTCAGCAACGTCATCACGCTGTCCGCGAGCGAGACATGGCTCATCGCCCCCGGCACCTATGCCTGCGCGCCGGGGCCGTACACCTGTCTGCAGTGGCTCGATCCGGTGCAGAACGCCTGGCGCAACGTTGGCGCCGACAACGGCGGCGTGCCGTTGCTCATTGATAGTGACGGCGCCTCGTTCCGCCTGGCCAATCTCACCGGGACGCCGATCGGCGCGCTGATCACCAACGCCGGCTCGGGCTATACCAACGGCATCGGGGCCGCAGCAACCGGCCTTACCGTGACGCCTTCCGCTGGTGGGTCGACCTGGGTGCCGGTCGTCGGTGGTGCCAACAACGGGACGGTGACGATCACCGCTGGTGGTTCGAACTACACGTTCCCGCCGATCCTTATCTTTGATGCACCGCCGGCCGGCGGCATCCAGGCGACCGGCGTGTGCACGATCAGCGGCGGCGCCATCAACGTTGTCACGGTGACCAATCCTGGCGCTGGCTACACCACGGTGCCGAACATCAGCGTCGTCAACGACCCGCGCGACACCACCGGCTCTAAGGGTGTGCTCACCGCGGGCGCGCTGGTCGGTTCCGGCACGCTGACCGCGCTGTATCCTTCCGCACAGGGGACCGCGCTCACCGCGGTGCCCACGTTCACGTTCTCGCCGGCGTCGACCACCGCGGCGACCGCCGTGATGAATTTTGTGGTCACCGGGTTTACCATCGGGTCCGGCTTGAGCGGCACCGGCTACGGCAACGCGCAACCTTTCATCGTGCTGGGTTCGGGCGGCATCGTCTCCGGCACGCGGGCGGCGAACGTCGCGGGGCCGATCGCGGACGTCAACCTGACCATCCCGCGCATGGCGCAGCTGCAGGGCACCTCGACCGCGGGCGGCAAGGCCCAGGCCTCGGCGGTGGGCGCATCGGTGGTGGCGGATGCCGGTTTTGGTTTCCAGGCGGTGCCGAGCCTGGTCATCCTGCCGAATGGGTCTGGCGCACCGTCGACGGTGGCGCAGCTGACCGCGGCGGTTGGTGGCATCACCGACAGCTCTTGGATACAGCGGATTTGAATGGATGAGGCAGCTGGCTTTGATGACATCTGCCTGACCGGGAGCCCGTCCCGGCAATACGTCCACATTGCGCCGCTCAATCTGCCGGTCGAGGTACCGGTCGAGCAGCGCACCGCCAATGCGCGTTTGTCGCTCGAGCGCAACCTGCCGCGCTTTCTCGATCTGCCCGACGTCGCCTTTGGCCGCATCCGGCCGGCGGCGATCGTGGCCGGCGGCTCGAGCCTGGCGCGCGAGCTCGAGCTCGTCGCCTGCTTCGAGACGGTAGTCGCTTGCGGCTCGGTGCACGACCACCTGGTTGGCGAAGGTATCATTCCGAAATATTGCGTGATTTTCGATCCCGGCGCCGGGCACGCAGGGTTTTATAAAAACCCGCAGCGCGGGGTGATCTATCTGGTGAGCTCGACTTGCGACCCGGCCGTGTTCGAGGCGCTCGCCGGCCATTGCATTCATGTCTGGCATCCGGCCGACGATGTCGACGAGGAGGTCTATGGCGGAGAGCACCGCATCGGCGGCGGCAGCTCGGTGCTGTTGCGCGCGATCCCGCTCGCGCATGTGATGGGATTTCGCGAGATGCACCTGTTCGGTGCCGATTGCTGCCTGTTCGATGACCGCGAGCATGCCTACGCGCACGGCAAGCGCGGCGACCGCATCACGGTGAGTTTCCTGGGCCGGCATTTTGCGACCACGCCGCAACTGCTGCAGCAGGCGCAGGAGTTTCTGCGCATGTACTACGACCACCAGCACCAGATGATGGTTCGGGTGTATGGTGGCGGCCTCATCGACGCCATGCTGGCGGTGGCTGGGGTGCGCAATTATGAACCGTGATTGGATCGTATCGCTGCCGGTTTGGGGCAAGGACTACGTCAAGCGCTTTGTCGAGCATTGCTATCCGTCGCTGAGCGTTGCGCTCGGCGCCGTGCACGGCAACCTGCGCATTATCCTGCACACCGATGCGCCCGAGCTCGCCCGCCTGTTCCGGCATTACGAGGTAGACGTGCGGCCGGTCGACGGCAGCGCGCACTCGGCGATGTCGCGCGCGCACCGCGATGCCATCGCCTATGCCGAAAGCGGCGCGGCGATCGCGTTCCTGTCCGCCGACGTGATCTGCTCGCGCGAGTGTTTTGCCGCGGCGGAGCGCCGGTTCGACCAGGGCTATCGCGCGGTGCTGTGCTCGGGTACGCGCACGGTGGGACCGCTGTTCGGGAACAAGCCGCCGCTCGGCATGGCGGCGCGCGAGCTACTCGAATGGAGCATGGCGCACGCGCATCCGATCGTGCAGCAATGCTTCTATCCGCACGGCAAAAACGCCATCCCGTCGACGCTGTATTTCACCGATGGCACAAACATCATCATGCGGGCGTTTCATCTGCATCCGTTCGCGGTGGTGAAAGACCGGCCGCTCAGTTTCACGCAGACCATCGACAGCAACCTGGCGGACTGTTTTACGCTCGCGCAGACGCATGTGGTGACCGACGCCGACGAGCTCGCTCTCGCCGAGATTACGCCGATCGGCAAGCGGCAGGCGCTGCTGCCGTATGCGATGAACCATCAGTACATCGCCTGGTGGCTCAAGAAATATGGCAGCGAACGCCACCGCGAGCAGTTCAAGGCGCGCATCGTCATCCGCGGCGGCGCGGACACCGCGTGCGATGCGCCGGCGCAAGAGATACTTGCTTTGACGTGATGCAATGGCGCTTAACAATTACATCCTCGAGACGCAGCGGTTGTTGCACGACCCGGCGGCGGCGTATTTCTCGACCACCGACCTGACTGCCTACATAAACACCGGGCGCAGCGAGATTGCGATCGCCGGGCAGTGCGTGCGCGTGCTGTTGTCCGGTACCATCGTCAGCTGTGCGGTGAGCGTCGGCGGCTCCAACTATGTCAATCCGAGCGTGAGTTTCTCGAGCCCGTCCGGCGGCACCGGCGCGGTCGGGCAGCTGAGCGTCGGCGTCGGCGGTGCGATCACGTCGTGTCTGATGATCGCCGGCGGTTCCGGCTTCGACCCGGCGGCGACTGCAACCGTGTCAGATCCCGCATCCGCCGGCGTTGGCACCGGCGCGGTGCTCACACCCACGGTCGCCGGCGCCAACATGATGGTGATCAATCAGGAGGTCTATTCGTTTGCCTCGCGCAATCCGATCGCGCAGCTGACCGCCGGCGTGGCCGGCATCCAGGGCGTGCTGGCGATCGCGGCCAGCTGGGGCTCGACCAGGCCGGCACTCAAGCGCCGCAGCTGGGACAGTTTCCAGGCCAAGTGGCGGGCCTGGGCGGCGGGCTGGATCAACAATCCCATTGTTTGGGCACAGTATCAGCAGGGCGCCAACGGCTCGATTTATTTGGCGCCGATCCCTGCCAATAATTTCAACATGGAATGGGACACCTACTGCTTTCCGTTGCCGCTGACCAACGACACCGACCCGGAGGCAATCCCGTATCCGTGGACCGACGCAGTGCCGTACTATGCGGCGTATCGCGCGCTGTTCAACGCACAACGCTATCCTGATGCGGCGGCGATGTATGCCGAGTATCAGAAGTATTTGCTAATGGCGCGCAAGAACAGCGAGCCACCGTATATTCCCGACCCCTACGACGACGGTGACATTTGATGGCGATGGCACCGCGCCAGCAACAGCGACAGCAAGCGCCGGCACCTCCTGCTGGCGGCGGCGGCGGCATTCCGTTTGCCGGCATGGAAGGCCTGCTGTTCGAACTGAAAAACTTCGACGGCATCAACACGCGCACCGCGCGCACCTCGATCAAGGACGAGCAGTATTCCTGGCTCGAAAATCTGATGCCGATCGCCGAGGGCAACCTGCGCTCGTTGTGGTCGAACGCGGCGCCGATCTACACGGCGGGCGGCGGCAAGCAGATCATCTACATCAAGATGTTCAACATCGGCGCCGCGCAATATGCGGCGGTGTTTCTCAACGACGGCACCGCCTATCAGGTGGCGATGAACGGGGCGGTGGTGCCGATTTCCGCCGCACCGGGAACCTTCTACAACGGCACCACCTTGCCGAATGCGGCGCAGTGGGGCTCATCGGGCCTGATCATTGTCGGCGCGCCGGCGTCCGGCAACGGTTACTGGGCCTGGGACGGCACGCTGTGGCCGCCCGGCAATGCCACCTCGCCGACCTGGCTCAACGACGGCACGCCGACCGCGATGCCGACCGGCGTGGCCGGCACCTATGTTGAGACTTTCCAATCGCGCGCCTGGGTATGCAACGGCACCAATCTGTTATTCACCGCCGGCGGCAACGGTGCGCAGTTTGCGGCCGGCAGCGGCGGCGGGGTAACGCCGGCAACTGATAGTTTCTTGCGGGTGGGGTTTACCGCGGTCAAGCAAGCCAACGGCTATCTGTATTTGTTCGGCGACTCATCGGTCAACGTGATCAGCAACGTGCAGACCAGCGCGAGCTCGGTGACCACGTTCAACAACCAGAACACCGACCCGCAAGTGGGCACCGCCTGGCCGGCGAGCATCGTGCAATGGGGCCGCGGGCTGATGTTTGCCAACGCCACCGGCGTTTATCTGCTGATGGGCGGTGCGGTCGAGAAGGTTTCGGTTCCGCTCGACGGTCTGTTTCTGGCGGCGGTGTTCTCGCCGCGGCCGACCGCGGCTATCCATTATTTGTACGAGGTGAAATGCTATTGCCTCACGCTCGGCGTGCTCGACCTGTTTGGCGTGCGCCGCATGGTGGTGTGTTGCTTTAACGGCGAACGCTGGTTCCTGGCCAGTCAGCTGATCGAGCCGGTGTATATCGACTTGCAGGAAATCGACAGCGTGATCACCGCCTGGGGCACCGATGGCAATTCGTTGTTTCAGCTGTTCCAGACGCCCAGTACAAGCCTGAGCAAAATCCTGCAGAGCAAATTGTGGCAGGGTGACAGTTACATCATCGTCAAACAAGCGCTGCGGCTGTACGGGCTGGGCGAGGATTTTTCCGGCAACGGCTACATGATGACCGGCACGCTCGACATGCAGAGCGAAACCGGCCAGGCGACGGCCCCGGCGATGCTGGCCTCGAAGGCGTTGCCGGTGATCTGGCTCAACAATTCAAATCAGATCGTGACCTGGCAGAACAACAGCCTGCAGGCGGTGGTGTTTCTGGTGCAGACGTTCACCTTGTTTGGCCAGGATCAGCAAGGCGTGGCGCCGCTGTTGGGACTTACGTTGGTGTCGATGAGCTCGGATTTTCAGATCAGCGCCATCACGCTGCTCTATCGTCGGTTTGGGCCGGTCGGAGGCTGACATGACGTGGCAAGTATTGGGGACACTGACCGCCGGTAATCAACCGCTCAGCGTGTTCGATACGCTCACCGCAGAGATTGCCAAGTGCGTGCTGATCCCATGCACCGCGGCCGGCGCCAATAGTATTGTGCTCACCGGCACCACCAATGCGCCGACGATTGCGGCGTACAGCGACCTGGTGTCGTTCTCGTTCCTGGCCGCCGGCACCTCGACCGGCACCATCACCATCGCGTTCGGCGCGCTGGCTGCGCTCAATGCCTATTTCGCCGACGGCGTCACCCAGGCCGGCGCCGGCGCGTTGGTTTCCGGTCAGCCCTACCAGGCGATCTACAGCCTGGCGCTCAACGGCGGCGCCGGCGGGTTCTATGTGGGCCAGCCGATCCAGCGCGCCAGTGGGCTCCAGCCGACGCGCCAGGTGTTCACCTCGGGGAGCTCGGCGACCTACACCACGCCCGGCGGTGCGCGTCAGCTGTCCATCCGCATGTGCGGCGGAGGCGGTGCCGGCGGAGCGCTCGGCGGGGGTGGCGGTAACGGTGTGGCGACTTCGTTCGGTGCGTTCACCGCCAATGGCGGCACCGGCGGCGGTTTGGGGTCTAACGCCAGCACAAGCGGCGGCGCCGGCGGCGCCGGCGGTACCGGTGGGTCAGGATCGGCAAGCGTGCGGCTGGCGGGCGGCAACGGCTCAAATGGTTCCGGTGCGACAGCCTTGTCTACAAACCTGGTGGCGATGGCGGGCGGCGCCGGCGGTGTGAATTGTTTTGGCGGCGGTGGCGGTGGCACGGGCGCCGCTAATACCGGTGCCGGCGGCCAGGGCGCGGGCAATGCGTCGACCGGTGGCACTAGCAATTCGACGGGCGGCGGCGGCGGTGCCGGCGAGTATGTGGAAATCGTGATAAATACACCGGTGGCGTCGTACAGTTACACAGTTGGCACCGGCGGCAGCACCGGCCAGGCGAACGGCGCAGCAGGAATCATCATTGTTGAGGAGAGGTACTGATGGCCAAACTAAACGAAGGACCGGCATTCGCGCGGTCAGCGCTGCGCGAGCCGGATGTGACCGTCGACACGCCGAACGGCGTCGTGCATTCGAGCGGGCAAGGGCC